GCTCACGGCGTCCGATACCGTTTACGCGACTATCACCGTTTACGCGCGCGACACGAACGGCGCTAACCAGGTGACAGTAGCAACGATCGTTACCAAAATCACAGCCGGCACCGGCAACTGGACGGCGCTCAAGCCAGTAACGTGGACCACGGTCGCAAACGGAGCACTACTAGCTGACTGGGTTCTGTCCTACGCCGTCGCCAAGGCTTCAACTGGAACGCAGCTCCCCGAAACCCAGCTCGACGTTGTTGTTTCGAGTAACCCGTAATGGCGGATCCTCGCACGACCGGATTTCGGAGCGGCGTCACATTTGTGGCTCGCTCCGCAGCGACCGCCATTGCGGCGGATAATGCGTCACTCGTTGACGCCAACTATCCGGTTGCAACAGCGATCGACTGCTACGGCTACGACACGATTTTCGTGGGCGTTGATATCACGGGCGGCACGTCGCCGACCGCTACGATCGAGCCGCTCTTTCGAGACAGCTCGGACGCGCCAGACGGCGGCCGGTGGTTTCGCATAAAGTGCGGAGTCCCCGAGGGCGTTACGCCTGCCGCGGCCGCAAACCTGACTACGGGCGCGCTGACGCCAAACGCCGACTTCCAAGAGCTGAAGGTCTTCGGTTGCCGCGACGTGTTCCTCCGCATCTCGGCGGTAGGCGGCACGACCGGTACTGTAACGGCCTGGAAGATTCTCATCATGCCCGGGAAGGTTCGCCCGAACAGTCCGGGGCTCTCGAATGGCTAAGCAACTTCTCGATCTCGGACCCTCGGACGTTCACGTCTCGGGGGCGCAGGCGGGTTACCGCCCTGGATCGTCACCCTGGGACTCAATCATGGCCGATACCGTAAGCGCAGCGCAGCGCAAGCGAATGAATGCGAGCCAGTTTGGCGATCCTGATGGACGACGCTATCCGATTCAAGACGCGGCTCATGTTCGCAATGCTTCCGCTCGCCTCGAGCAGAACAAGGCGAATGAGCCCAAATATTCGAAGATTCGTGCCCGCATTGCCCGAGCGGCGAAGCGGTTCGGAATCGACTCCGAATACAACAAGAAAACCACCGCACGGTCGTCGTTTCGCGGCGCCAGTCGAGGTCTACGCATGACGACAACTCATCCCGACGGGACACGCACGGAGATCCGACATATGTCGGCTTTCTTCTCTGACGGAACCGAAGACGACGGCGGCAAGTTGCTGCTATCGATGCCGCTCGACAAGGCGACGGCATTATCCACCGGTGACGCCGATGGTCGCGTCTGGGTACAGATTGCCAAGGCTGGCCGCTTCTTCAAAGACGGCAAGCCCTTCGAACTCAACTCGCGAATCTTTGACGAGGTCTGCCAGAACTTCAAAAGCCAGAACATTGGCCGTGTGCAGTATGACTTCGAGCACGCATCTGAGATGCCGCCTAGCGCCGGGAATATTCCGGTAGAAGGCACGCCCGCTCAGGGTTGGGCGTACGAATTCAAGCACAATGGTCGGCAGCTTTTCGCGCTCACGGAGTGGAAAGGGCTAGCCCGCGACTACATCCAGAACGACCAGTACCAAGGCGTGAGCCCTGCAATTCGCTGGAACCAAAAGGATCGTGAGTCTGGCAAGCCTATCGGTGCCGTCATCTCGTCGATCGCTCTCACCAACTGCCCGTTTTTAACCGGCATGGCGCCGCTTGTGGCTAGCATTGGAGCTGATGCCGCTGCTACCTACTGTAGCCTAACATTCGAGGAACCGACTAACCTCAGCGCTTCGACGTGTTGCTACTCGGCAAACGAGTATATGCCGCGCATCAAGTCGGCGCTTCGTCTGCACGACCTCGCCACCCCGACCGAGATGTCGGACCACCTCGACAAGCTTCGTGAACACATGGACGCCGCGGAAGGCGACCATACGAAGACGGTAAACGGATTAGCGCTGTCCGACTACGCGCTACCGCTTCGCTCGCTCGTCAACGCTCACGCTGGCATGTCATGGGACGAAGTTTTTGACGTCGTCGAAGACCTAATCGATGCCGCGATGGATAAGCACATCATCGAAGACCACGGCGGCGACGCTGGCGAAGATTCGCCCGCTCCCGTTCTCAACAATTCAGCGGAGGCAAATCCGCCCGCCTCCACCCTCAACGATAAAGGAGGCCCGGAAATGGCCGCACCCGTCAAGTCAATCGAACAACTGGAATCCGAACTGCAACTGATGACCGCCGAGCGCAATCAGCTCAAGGTCGATTTCGACGCAGCCGTTGCGACCAACTCGCAGCTGTCCGCGAAGATCGAACAGCATGAGCTCTTGGCACTCAATGCCAGAGTAGACGTCGCATTCGACACCTACAAGGAAAAGAAGGGGCTTACCCCCGCGAGCAAGAAGACCCTGCTCACGCTGCTCAAGGCCGACTCTGCCGGCTTCGAGGAGATGTTCCCGAATCTCCCCGCGCCTCAGCGAACGCTGCTCACCACTCTCACGAGCGACGGGCGCAGTCAAAACGGAACGAGTCGCAATGTGCGAGTCCAAGCCGACGCTCCCGTCGATGGTCCAGACGTAACAACGATGTCAGCGCGCGAACTCACTCGCCACCTGATGCGCACGGAAAAACTCTCGCTTGCCGCTGCCCAAAACAAGGCATTGGCGATCATCAACCGCGTTCGCGAAACTCAACGGGCCCACTAACAGGCTCTTCACACTATCTACACACATAGGAGCCTTTCATCATGGGCGTAGCTAATATCCAAGAAGCAAGTCTGCCTTCTGCATACGATCTGTCTGTCTACAACGCTGGAACGACTGACATCGCGGCTCATACCGTGCTTGTCATTGACGCTTCAAACCTTATGGACAACGGAATCACCGGCAAAAACAATCTTGCCGTTGCGCTTCCGGCTGCCACCGCTGGCCTAAAGGCTTTTGCGGTTTCGCGTGAGATCATTCCAGCTAAAAAAACTGGTCGAGCATGGGGACCCGGCGCGGTCGCGATCTGTATTGCCGATCAACCCGTAACGGCTGGCACCTACGTTGGCACATCAGGCAGCGTAGCGGGCGCAGTTGTCACCTACACGAACGCAAGCCCCTACCTCGGGCTCGCCCTTACCACGGCCGCGGACACGGAAGAATTTCCTGTGCTGCTTTGCCCCGGAACAACCGCGTAACAGCGGGGAAAGAACCAAAGGAAAACGCACATGTTTATCCAAGTCCAAGACATCAAGACGGTTGACGGCATCAGCCAAGGAGCGGGCGCATTTCAGACGCTCGATATGGATTCCGGTCATCTATTCGATGCGCACGGCAACTCGATCGCTAAGGTCGAGTGGCGCGACGATGACACCACGTCGTTGCTCGCTGACTATGCGCGCGATTACGACCTCGAGCTTTCGGCGAATTCAATCGGGCAGGTAAATCCTCGTCTTGCCGCACAGTTCCTGTCGGCTCGAAGCGGCGGCGCCGATTCGCCTCTCTTGCTCGATCTCGGGCCATCGGACGTGCACATTGCGGCGACTATGCCGAACTACGCGGCTGGTTACACGAACTTCACGCCGATGGCGGACATGATTTCGCCTCCGCTCATTACGGACAAAGACACCAATGTTTATTGGACCTTCGACCGTAACGACGCGTTCCAGCGTGCTCAGCCGATCAACTCGGCGGCAGGCGGCGGAGTCTACGAAATCTCTCCCAGGCTCGGGAATGCTACCTACAAGTGCGTTTCTCGTGCGCTCGCTGGTTTCGTCCAGACCGAGACCGAGGCGAATGCTGATGCTCCTCTGAAGATTCGCCAGGCCACAACGCGCCGCATTGTTGACGCGCTCAAAGTCGAACGAGAAATCAGGGTCGCGGCAGTTGTGCGCACTTCCGGTAGCTGGAACTCGGGTCAAGCGATCACGCTTGCGTCCGGTTTCCAATGGAACGGCGGCTCAAGCTCCGACCCAATCAAGGACATCCACGGCCTGCAAGACCTGTCGAGTGGCGACGTCACAGGCATCGGCCTAGCCGGAAAGACGTATCGTGGGTTCACGCGCAACAACGCTGTCCGTAGCTATTATGTGTACAACGGCAGCCAAGACGGAATCCCGTCCGCTGACGCAATTCGGGCAACGCTTCGCCTGCCCCCGTTCTTCATCTGTGAGATGCGGTACATCACCAGCACGGGCACTCTCGACTTCGTTTGGGGCAATGACGTTGTCTTGTTCCGCAATCCGCCCGAGATGCCTCCGACGTCGCAGCAAGACGTCGCGACCTCGTATACGTTCCGATGGCAGAACCCGAACGTCCCAGACGGCTCGGCCTCTGGTGGGTTCGTTGTGCGCCAGTTCTTCCTACAGGATCGTGGCCCCGCAGGCGGCAACAAGATCGTTGTCGCGCACTGGGATGCAGAGGTTCTGACATCCAAGTACATCGGCGGGCTGCTAATCAACGCCTACCAGTAATACGAACGCGGCCGGGCTGTCTCGGCTCGGCCGCTTCGCAAATTCCGAAAGCAAAACAGACGAGGGAAAATGTCTAATCCTAACCAGGCCCAACAGAGCAACCAGACTCAGAATCAACCTAACCAACCAGCTCAGCCAAAAAAGGTCGAGATGGTCAAATGTAAGGTTGTCTCTGGCGTCTTCCTATTGTCGCGCGGTGACGAAGAAAGCGACTCTGACGTGTTCGCTAAGGTTGGCGATGTCGTCGAGGTTACTCGAAAGTACTACGAGAAGCACGTCGTGAATCGTTGCTTTGACAGCTATCAGAGCGCAAGCGGCGGCATTGATCCGCTACCCCACTCGCACAACGACGCGACACTCGAAGAGATCAAAGACACGACCAGCAAGGTCGCCTAAACTTCAATGCTAGTCCCGCTGGTCGATGCAGATACGCTGAAAAATGCGATATCGCCCGAGGTGTACATGGCCGTCTTTGACGACCTGAACACCGGAGACGCTGGAGAAGTCGACCAGTCGGGACAAGTTCAAGAGGTCATCGACGACGCAAACGTGCTCGTTGTGTCCGCTCTTCCGGCAATTTATGAAAAGATTCCGGATGGCACTGACGCTTCTATCCCGGTTTTGCTCAAGACCTGCATTCGTCTTTATCTGCGTTACTTCACGTGGATCCGTCGTCCGGAATACACGCGCGTAACAGGTCGCGACGAAAGCAAGCTACTCGAGCTCGCTGATTCGCTCATGGCCAAAATCCAGGCTGGAATATTGCGAATCGCCCCGAAGGACTCGCCGCCGGAGCCCAAGCCGCGCAACGTCGGCGGCCTCATGATGTCGATGTCTCAACGGGTCATGCTTCCAAACGCTGACGGGTCTCGGAACTCCGGAGACTTCTAATGGCGACCGACAAGTTTGGCGCTTTGGCGCTAGACCCGGTGCCAACGACTACCCGCTCGGCAAACGTCGGGACGCTCATCGGATCCCTTCAGGGGCCGCCTGGTGACCCGCTCCTCTACTACGTTGGCGAGTACCTAAAGACCGTCATCAATGCGCAGTGCGGCGCGGCTTATCTAGCGCTCGACCCGCTGAAAAAGGTTCCGGTTCTCGAACTCGACTACGTAGATCCCGAAGACCACTCATTCAACGCTCGCGACCTTCCGGCGCTCTACCTCTACCGAGACACGTTCCCTGCTGAGCGAGTGGGCGACGATCGTTACGTTCAAAAGTCGCGAATAGCGGCCCACTGGGTGCCATTCCCTATCAATCTACAGCGCCGCCAAGAGCGCGCGCCTTTCGTCAACGCTCTAGCATCCGTCATCAACCGAGCCATTATCCGAGGCCGTCACCCGTCCTGGATAGTGCCAGGCGATACGGACCCGGATGCGGCGTACTTTGGCTCATCACTCATTGGTTGGACCGGCGCCCATAAGCCTTTCGCATTCATCGAGAGTAAGCGCACCACAATCGAAATCAAAGGCCACGAGGGCGAATACACCGGACTCAAGGTGGTTCTTCAGGCCGAGGAGCTCCTCGTCGAAGACCTCGACCTCAGATACTTCCCCGCGAATGCGCCAACTGGCACGACCGGAATGGCTACCGGAATTCAGCAAAAGCAATCCGGCGGAGACGGAACGAGCGCTTACGTGGTCGAGATGGGCGACGTCAGATTGGCACTTCCGCCATGAAACCCGACGGCATGAAAATCGGACAGCCTGGCGTGCATCGAGGGCGAATCTTCAAACGCTTGCACATCGGCTATTCGCCGACGTTCGGTCAGCGTTACTTCGTGGCCCTGTCGCCACTGCTAAACAATGCCAAGTTCTCGGTCCAGCTTCAGCCCAGAATCGCCGTCTGTGCTCCGGTGACACTACCGACGCACATCAAGACCGAGGGCGGCTCCGCGGCAATGGTGGCGGCCTACAATGCATCTCACGGCTGACTTCGACCTCGGACAGTTCCCGCGTGTCCGAACTCGAGTCGTCAACGCGAGTGAGCGCGTGGTTCAGCAGGCCGTCGAGAAGACTACGCGAGACGCGCTCCGGAAGGCCAAAGAAGGCAGATTCAAGGATCGCACGGGCGACCTCCGCAAAGAGATTTATCCGGTCACTGAGGGCTGGAACGGCGGCACGTACTGGGGCCTGGTGATTTCGCCGACCAAGTACGCTCGATTCGTCGAATACCCGACTAAGCCCCACGAGATTTGGCCGAAGGCGGCGCATGGGTCAACGCATCCTCTTCACGATGGGCAGACCAGGCGAGCCACGGGCAAAGGTCCGCACGAATACATCGTCGGCCGTGGTTATGCGCTTCGATGGGTCAATGGCACCGGCGAGCACTTCGCGCGCATGGTCAACCACCCTGGTACCGAGGGGCAAAAATACATGTACGCCGCTTCGATAGTGGCCAGCACGACGCTGCGAATGGCGATCCGCGACGGGTTCGCGACGCTGACGACAGTCCACTGATTCTCACAATTTACACTCTGGAGTCGAACCAATGAAGGTCGCAAAGCTCAAGGTGTACGCTAATCCGTACACGCTTATTCATCGCCTACAGGGCGACACGGACGGCGTCACGTGGGCAGGATTGCTGCCGCTTGAGCCAAACGGGCCATCGGAGCACGGGCAAACGACACGCTACGTCGGCGCAACCGTGGGCGATGCAACTCTGCTCAAGCCCGAAGAGACGCTGACCGTCAAAGGCAAGACGGCCGTTACTGCCTACGCGCAACACGACGTCTCGTACAAATACAGCGTCGAACCTGTCGAGGTTCCGAATACTCCGTACTACCAGCACGCCGTCTTTGCGAATGACCTAACGGGTCACAGCGCCCTGGTTGCTGCCGACGAGGCTACCGCGCGCGCTTGCGGAATCAACAGTACTCAATTCGTAGCTCCCCTCGAGATTCTCGAGCAGCTTCGGCTCGAAGCAATCAAGCGATTCGCCGCAACGAATACCGACATCACCGAGCAGGAATTGCTCGAGTTGCTACCGTCAGTTTTCGCGGTTCCGGCGAAGGCAAAAACTCAGCCTGTGAAGGCTCCTACCGGAGGTAGCGTGTAATGGGCGTACCCGCACCAGTTGGTTTTGTGGTCGGTGACTTCGTTCCCGGCATGTACACTCAGGTTCAGTTCGGCGTAGGCTTGCAATCGTCTGGCCTCATCGAACAGACCGCACTGCTCCTTGGCAACAAAGGCTCCGACGGCTCGGCAACTGCCGACGCTGACATCGTGGCCATTGGCAGCCAAGACGACAGCGATGCGCTCATTGGATTGACGTGCGAGCTGGCGCAAATGAACGCGGCGGCGCTGTCAGTGACCAGCGTGTCACTCTACAACGCTCCCGTGGCCACGGCTTCGGGCGCCGGGGCAACATTCACTGTAACCATCAGCGGTTCGTGGGCAACGGCCGGGACCATCTACGTTCGAGTGAACGGCAAGTGGTATCCGATCAACTTCGCAGTAACGGACACAACGGCCTCTCTGGCTGGTGATGCAGTAGCGGCAGGCGTCAATGGCGATCCGCGCGCTCCGTTCACGCTCGTCAACTCGAGCGGGACCGTGACCGGGACTTGCGACACGCTCGGCGCTCGTGGCAATGAGTACCTAATCGGTTGGGACACGACACTGAAGCCCACGGGCATGGTCGTCACCTTTGCCGGCGGCACATTGCTACACGGAACGTCTACGAGCGCCAAAGGCCTGATGCCTTGTGTGAGTGGCTCCGGAGCGGACTCGCTCGCAAACGTCATCACACTGATGAAAAACCGCACCTGGGATTTCATTGGATGTGCCGAGCACGATTCGACGAATGCAGGGCTTTTGAAGGCCCATCTGGCAGCCGAGGCGGTATCGACAATTGGCCATCGTGAACACGCAATCTATGCGTTCAACCAGGCTCGCGCGACAACGAACACCTTCGCATCGACGACCCTAAACGACCCACGCCAGTCGGTTTTCAGCATGCTCAATGCCGAGACCTACCCGGCGGCAATTGCTGCGGCGTTCGCGGCGGCCCGCTCGGTGCGCAATCCCGACAACCCGAATCTGAACTGGGACAACTATCCCTATGATGGGAACGGCGTTCTCATCTTCGAGGTTCTTCCGATCCTCGGCGCACAGTGGGATTCGGACAAGCCGACACATCAGACCAACAAGGTTGACCTTGCCAGCGGAACGACTCCGCTCATGACCAACCCCGACGGCACGGTTCGCGTGGTTTCTGCCGTGCAATCGCACTGCCGCAACGGTTCGGCGAACGACTTCCGGACCCTGTACTGGGGCGAGGATACATGCCCGGACCGGTACGCTGCCGATATGGAGTCTGTCTACGGTGGAATGAAGGCCGACAATCCATACGACGGCCCCGATAATCCACCAGATCAATTCCCGCCTGACGCTCGCGTGATGACGCCGAGCATGTGGAACGCCGAGTTGATTTCGATGCTCCGAACGCACGAGGCGAACAACTGGGCCGAGCAGGTTTCGGCACATCTCCCGGTATCAGAATGGAACTACACGCGCAAGTGTGTGTTGAGCGTGGCTCCGTACATCGTGCGAACCCAAAACCATCAGGTCGGGCTCATCGTCCGCCAGACCGTAGCCGCGTAAGCGCGTTGAGGAAAATCACATGGCTGAAATTATTCGAAACGCGAGCACGTGGGTCGGCGGGGTCAAGGTCTCCGAGGCCCAAACAGCAGAGCTCGATCTCAACGCAAACGCTCAGGTGGCCATCGGCGACGGTGGCCCAATCGGGGCAACGCAAGCGCCTTTTACTGGTCAAATCACCATCAAAAAGTGGGAAGTTGTCGGCGGAACTCCGGCGGCGACGAAGCTCCAGACTGCATTCCGTGCCCGGAAATACGTCACCGTGAACTATGGCGCCGCTGACGGTACGCTCTGGAAGTGCCCATGCATCGTCAACCAGTATAAGTCGTCGTCCGACACATCGAAGGGCACTTGCGAGGGCGATTACACGCTACTGCTCGCCGGTGAAGCGGTACCGATCTAACGACTCCCCGGGGCGCGCGGGAAGCCATCCCTCTCACCCGCGCGCTCGTTTATCCTTGGCTTCGCGAACGAGCCTCGCTCACCCTAATCGTTCGTAGCCCTTGCGAGTGGCTGGCTTGCGCCAAACTCGCTACCACGAACCAGGACGGTCTCCGAACGTCCTGCTGGCCCTCACAAGTCACGCAGGCATCGACCATGTCCAGGTTTTCAGACATCCTCAAAGGCACACGCGCAATCAAACGCGTCGTGTGCCCTGTCGTAAATGTGACCGCCAATGCCACGGCGGGAGCGCCCGAAGTTCCGTCGCAATTTGAATGCGGCGTCCGTGTACTTTCGGTCGAAGAGCAAGAGGTTGTCTACGAAAAGGCATTGGTGCGTACGAAGCGCCTCGGCGGCGAAGAGCGGGAAGATTCCGCGCTCTACAATCTGTCATTGCAGATTTACACAATTGCAGCCGCGTACGTTGATCCGGATTCCGATCCGGCATCGGCGAAGCTGTATTTTGGCGACACCATAGACGCGGCAGCCGAGTGCATTTCGAAGTCGGAATTGCTCTCGCGGGACACGCTTGCTTATCTTGCGGAAGTGCAGGAGGTTTGGCAGGATTGGTGCAATCCACAGGCCAATCCAAAGCAGAACGAGATGCTCAAGTACGTTGAGGAGGTTGCCAAGGACGCATCGAGTTTTTTATACTTGCGGCCGGGGGCACAGGTCATGCTGGCGAGTACTATATGCAAG